ATAAACGGTTACAAAAAAGGATTAGTCACTGGTGGTAAAAAGTTCTTAACAGAATATCAAAAAGCAGGAAAATTATTTGGGGCTAAGAAAAAAGTTGAAAGTATAAATGGTTTAGGCAGATTACTCACAGAGTTAGAATCTGATAAAACACTTTTACCACAAACGCTTGCCTCTAAAGTTTTAAAAGGAGATTTTGGAGCCGAAGAATTTGAACTTTTCAAACAGACAATGGCAAAACTTTCTGGCGGTAAATTAGGAACTAAGAAAAAACAAATAATTGATGAAGATATTAGGGGATTTGCAATCAATGAAATTATAGCCACAGATAACCCTGTGCAAATGTTAGAAAGTTTACTTGCAAGAGATGGTGGTAAACTTTTCAAACAACTTTTTCCAAACCCTGCTTTCCGATCGGCAACTAATAATTTTTTAAACACACATAAGCAGTTACGGAGTGACGCGGTAACTAAAGTTTTAGAACAAGAATCATCTAACTCAGCAAATGCTTTAACTTACATAATAAATAAGTCAAAAGGTCCCGACGGTGACTTAGCTGTGCAAAAGTTTATTAATGAAAATGGTGGTGTTGATGGTAAAAGGGCAGAGCAATTAAGAGCGGCATTATTTAAAAATATTTTACAAAGTTCTACAAAAGTCGATGACATAATCGTTGGGGAGGTAGGTGTTAATCCTTCAGTTATGGCAACTGAAATGTCTTTACTCTTACGAGCGTTAAACAACAAAGGTGGTGGGAAATACGAAGCTCTTAAGCCCTTGTTTGGGAAAGTCGATAAAAATGGTAAAGTCAAAGCAGACCCCAACCTTCTAAAAGTTTTACAAAACATGAGCTATTATACCAACTCCCTAGTTAAGTCAGGAGATGTGGGGGGTGCATTCCAAGCAGGTGAAGTGAGAGCTGCTGTCACTGGTATTCCTTTCACACCAGCAGGTTTTGAAAGAACAGTAGGTGCTGTACAAACAATTTTTACTAATGAATATTTGTCAAGAATACTGGCTTCCACACCTTCAGTAGCACAGTTAAAAGGTATGTATAATTTAAAAGAATCTGCACGTATTACTCGTGCCACCCTATTATTAGATAATATTCTGGATAGTTTAGTGGATGTGCGTAAAGAAGATGGTGTTTATGAACTTATCGACGCAACCACTCCAGGTGATCAATCAGCATTAGATGTAGATGATCAACCTGCTCAAACAGTTACAACACAACAACCGCCGATCAACCAAGTTTCACAGGCAACATTGCCTTTTGATAGAAGAACAACAGTACCCCCTCCTGCACAGCAAACCGGAAAAGGAATTACAAACTTTTCGTCTTTGTTTGCCAATGACCCAATTGGGGAAGCCATAGCAAATAAACGATTAACACAAGGCATAGGGAGTATTGGATAATGGATATGCAATTATTAAGAAAAGAAGTAGAAGCCGATGAAGGCTGTGTAAACAAAATATATAAAGACCACTTAGGGTATCCTACCTTTGGTATTGGTCACTTAATTACACCAGATGATGAAGAACATGGCAAGCCTGTCGGCACGGCAATCAGTGCAGAACGAGTGTCTGCTATATTTAGGGAAGACATAGAAGATGTAATTGATGATTGCAAAAGGTTATTTAAAGATTTAGATGATTTACCTGAAGATTGTCAAAGGATACTTGCCAATATGATGTTTAATATGGGCTACAGCCGATTAAAAAAGTTTCGTAAAATGCGATCTGCTATTACAAACAGAGATTGGAATGAAGCCGCTGTCCAAATGAAAGATAGCCTCTGGGCAAGACAAGTACCAAATAGAGCCAACAGACTTATAGAAAGAATGAAAGCTCTATGAGATGGATCCACTAACAATATCAGCCGCTGTCAGTACGGCGACGGCGGCATTTAATACTCTCAAACAGGCTTTTGCGACGGGACGTGAATTAGAGTCGATGGCTAACGATATATCCCGTTGGATGGGAGCGGCTAGTGATATTGACAATGCCGCGAAGTCGGCTAAAAATCCTTCCTTTGTGCGTAAATTTATGAAAGGTGCGAGTAATATAGAACAAGATGCTATCCAAGCGTTTACAGCTAAGAAAAAATTAGAAGAACAACGCTATGAATTACAACAGTTCATAAAATTTAAATATGGTACAGCATCATGGGATGAGTTATTACGTATGGAAGGGCAAATAAGAAAACAACGACAAAAAGAAATATATGACAGGCAAAAACTTAAAGAAAAAATTATCACCGTCGTCGCTCTTATCGGCGTTATTATCGTTGGTTGTGGTATTCTCTTGGCTTTCGTTTACGGTCTCGTCCAATTCGACAGAGGCAACTGGTAAAGAACAAGAACCAAACTGTAAGCAAACTGAACCTATACGTAAAGAGGGCGGTCAAGAAACATACGAGTGGGTATGTGTACATAAAGATAAAGAAGACCGCATCATATTGATTGCTCAGTCAGAGAACATAAAACAATGTTTTACCTGCTTTTTGAAAAAGTTTTCCGACTGGACATGGGAGCAAGAAGTCCGTAAGGGTATACGTGAAAACCCTAAATATATCACTTGCCGAAGATATAAACGTAAAAAGGCAAAAAACGGACAAGAGGTATGTTTGTATAAAGGGGCTAATGATACATATTCGCTAGTAGTAGAAGGACATTGTCCTATGGAATATCAGTGCAAATATGAACCAGGAGGAAGTGAACCAAACATAGATAGCGTGGTAGATTCCTTAAACAAAGAATTTAAATAATCCAGCTTTTATAATCTTCAGCTAGTATTTGGCTAGCAATATCTATTTTACTGCGTAGTGCCTTTAGTATTCTATCATCTACGGTGTTTTCAGCAACAATATCAACATAGGTTACTTTACTGGTTTGTCCTATACGGTGTGCTCTATCCTCACTTTGCAAGCGTATAGCTAAGTCGAAGTTATTACTATAGTAAACAACAGTTTTTGCTTCTGTAAGAGTAAGACCATATCCTCCTGTACGTGGCTGTCCTACAAAATATTTTACAGGCGATTTAGGGTCTTGGAACTGACGCACTACCTCTTGCCGTTGTTCACTTGGTGTTTCGCCATAGTACGTTACCACCGAACCTTCGCCATACACTTCTTGTAACGCTGACCGTATTGTTACTATGTCGTGCGTAAAGTTAGCCCAGATAATCACTTTACCATTAGTTTCAGCTAATACATCAAGCAACTCTGGTAGTTTAGCTGATTTAAACGTATGCAGTTCACCCTCATCTGTTTTTACGTGTCCAGAACAAACTTGCTGTAATCGTAAAAGTTGTGTCAAAACAGTTGTTGCTGTGACGCTGTCATCTTCTAGTACAGCAAGAGCATATTGTTTTAGTTCTTCGTACATTTTGCGTTGTTCAGGGTACAGTTCTACAGAACGTTTCATGTACACTTTGTCAGGTAAATCTAAACAATCTTCTTTACGCACACGAAAACTAAACTTTTCTAGCTGTGTGTTTAGTTTATCTAAGTTTCTATACCCTACAATGTGGTTAAACGAATGTGCTCCCATGTTTCTACGTTGTATGATTGCATATTCATTTTGGTACGTGTAGTAGCTACCATGACCCAATAGCCAAGGATCAAGAAACTCACATTGCGTATATAAATCCATAGGTGATTTAGTTACAGGTGAGCCTGTTAATATTCTTTTGTAACGTGCCTGCTTACCGAGCTTTACAATATTCTTTGTACGTTTAGCATCTTTAGATTTAATAGTAGTGCTTTCATCTATAGCCATCATACAGGTGTGAGCATTTACAAAACGCATGGCTATATCTAAACCTTTACGTGTGCTAAATGCTTCTACGTTCATTATAAATATTTTAAGTGTTTCAGTGGGTACAAACAGGGCATCTTGCTTTTTTATTTGTGCTTGGGTTTGGTTAGGTCGCCACAATACTGTTTCATGGTCAACATGGTCAGGTATATGTGTGGGCAACTCGCCTTGTTCCCAGTTTCTATACACACCCTTTGGTGCGATAATTAAAACACCAGATATTTTACCCCTGTCATACAAAACACAGAAATTATCTATCAATACTTTTGATTTGCCTGTACCCATATCCATGAACCAAGCATATTCATGCTTGTTCCAAGAGGCACGCAAAGCATCAAGCTGATGCTCGTAGGGCTGT